CTGATGGTGGCTGCCACTACAATCGGTTCTGGTCAGATCAATACTCCCGGTCCTTTTGCTCATTATCTGTATGAAGGCATCCTTTATGTGTCACCAACAACTGGAAGTGCCTGGGCGAAGAAAAATGAGATCAAGGTACCAACAGGAAAAGAGCTGACTTATGCTGGTGCTCCTATGCGCGGAAAGAAATGGTTTGAACGTATGAAAGCAGATCATAAGGATGATATCCTTCAGGCGGCGCAGGCAGTGCTTAGCAGAGGAGGCAGGATATGACGATCATTGAATATATGCGTCAGAAACTAACGGAATATCCCAAGATATCCGAGTTTCTGACCGGTGATGATATTCACATTGATTTTACA